TCCGTGGTCTTTGAGCCTAGGAGCGCGATGTCACTTGCTACTGCACGAACAGCAACCAAGTTGTCTGATTCGGCTTCAGCCGTGGCGAAGTCGAGAGCGTCGAAGGTCGTGACGTTGGTCAGCTTCCAACGGAAGCGGCCTGTATCCTTGACTGAGATGATGGAGTAATTCGCCAGTGACGTGCAGCTATTGGCCTGCTCGTAGCCGCCGCCCGTGTGTTCAGTAAGCGCCAGGGTAGGCACATCGAACGAGTACGCCTTGACCTCGGCCACGATGTCGATCTGGTTTGAGTTGTAGGACATGTCGACAGGCAATGCGCCCTCAACAGTCCCAAGGCTCGTTGACGTGCCGTCAGAGTTGACCTTGTAGAGTGTCGTCCCAATGACTGTGTAGTGTACATCAGAGGCCGTAATCTGGCCCCGCACCGTTCCCCCGCCGATGGTGGCGAAGAGAGAGCGCGCAGGCGTGCCATAGCAGACAAAGTCCGTGCGACCCTCGCCTTCCACTGGCTCACCGTAAAGGTTGACCAGTGACTGCAAGCCAGCCGCGTTGCTGCGGCCTTTGTTGAACGTGCGGCCAAAGGGGATACGGACTCTGGGCATCAGGTTGACGCGCTCACAAGGAAGGCGTTTGTCTTGCGTTCAGGCCAGTAGTCGAAGCGGCGGATGTGGCCCCAAAGATGCTCACCCGTGAGGCGCGAGCCGAGGTCAAGGCGCGACACTGTTGGGAGCGTTCCAGCCCCATCAGTCACAGTTGCCCCGCCATTTCCAGAGATTGCAAAGTCATTTGCGGCAAAGGCATAAGCCAGCCTGACGCCAGCCGTTGAGATAGCCGAAAGCCCGTCAACCGCTGCTTGGTTTGCGCCGCCATCAAACACGTTGAGACGCATTGCCCCGGCAGTGTTTGTCCGCTGCAGGGTTAGCCGCTCGTTAGCCGTGGCGTCGTCAAGGCTTGCGATACAGTTGTTCGCCGTGACATCCGCCGATATGAAATCCGCTACATTCACAACCACAGTCCCCGCCGTCGCGCTGAACTCGGACCCAAGCGTGCGGATGCAGCTATCTGCTGTACGGGCGACGGATCCTGTGGTGGTGGGGATGTAGGAGGAGGGGAAGGCTCCGGACTCTTGCTGCACACCCCAGAAGTAAGCGCCGCTTGCGCTGTTTCCTGCATAAATCTGCACTGTGTCCGCGCTAGCTAATGCAATGCGCGTGCCTGTACCTGTGCCGGATGCCGCTGCGGTTGCGTACGTGCACGTGCACCTATACCACCCGTTCGCCGCCGCAGTGATCGTAGCCGTCATCCCGGTGCCAAGCGTCCCAACGGCTCCAGCCCCCGATATATTGAAGAACGCAGCTTGGTCGCTATTGAGCCAGCCCGTGCCGGTTGCGCGGAAAGCCACCCAAGTCCTGCCGTTCGCCTTCGCCCAAAAGGATGTTGTGTACGTTGTGCTGGTCGCGAGCGTCCGATTGTTGACGTAACCATGCGCAGATGATCCGCCATCTTCCGTCACAAGGTCTGCGGTTGCAGTTCCGTCAGGCGCCGTGGTCGCGTTTGAAGTGATAGACGATTGAAGCGCTGACCAATCTGCGCCCGCTAGATCCTGACTGTAGGTCATCAGGTTCGTCCGCGCCGCCTCCATCAGCAGCCCGCGACAGTTCCCACTCGCGTCATACTCGATGCGCGGGGTGTTCGTTGCCGAGGCGACCAGAAGGCCAGCAGGCCCCATGTACATGGACTGATTGCCACCCGTAAACGTGAACAGCGACGTGAGCGGGGAGACTGTAGGCGCAGCGCCCACTGCCTTCACATAGTAGCCGCTCGTCGTGTTGCCCGACGCAAAGTTCAGGTGGATGCCATCCTGATAGGTTGCGCCGCCATAGGGTCCAACCGCGCCGGATCGAACCATAGGCCGCACAAGGGGGCGAACAAACGAGCGGGGAAGGGTCACTGACCGAGCCTGTATGTGATGGTGCCGGAGGTGTAGGCCGTGCAGTTAAGCCGGAACTGGCTCCCCTGCTCTGGCTCGTCCACGACAACCGAGACTTCCGTGGAGTTCAGCGCCCATGAGGCAACAGTGCCCAGCACATCGCTAGACACGTCAATCCATGTCGAGCCGCTATCCGTGGACCGCTCAAGCTTGACCGTGCCCACGCCGCCCTGAAGCCACACAGAGAAGGGGCCTGGGAATGGAAGGAACGCGCTTGACTGCCCTGTGCCCCCGAAGGTGCTGGAGACAGCCACAGCTTTAGCAATTTTCGTCATCAGAAGTACTCCGCAGCAACTGGCTCTTTGGCAGAGCGTTGAGAAACGTGACGCTCAAGCAAGCGGTATCCCGTCTCGCCAAGCAGATAGGGTGTGTCGGAATTGGGGCCGCGCCCGAAGGCTTCAGCGCACTGGCCGGCCACGACTTGGGCATAGGGCAAGGCTGCGGCGTCAGGAATAGAATCGTCGATCCAGTACACAAGCGCCTCTTCAATCAGCCAGGCTCTTACCTTCGACGCCCTGCGCGAGATCATATCGCTGACATCGGCGGACAGGCTTTCGCCTGCCCCCACGATGGCGAGTTCTTCAGCCACAAGCTGATAGAGGTCTGTGTTGGTCACGCTCACTCTGCGGCATCCTCAACGATAACGGCTTCATCAGCCATGACCACCTTGGCAGGCCGACCGCGCTTGGCCTTGGGGGCCTCAAGCACTTCAACAGCCCCCTCGCTGTCGTCAACGGTCTGGAAATACTTGCTCGTCTTGAGCTTGCTGATGGCGTGCTTGAACGCCTCGTCCGTGCGGAACATGCCCGGCAGGACATCAGTCGGCACTGTCTCGATGAACTTGACGCCGTACATCGTCACTGCGGACGGCATCGGCGTTTCATCAAACTCAACGCCCCCTACATAAATGAACCTTGGCATACATCCTCCTTGAAAGAAAAAGGAAGGGGCGAACCATAAGCCCGCCCCTCCGTCGCATTACGAGTTCGGGCCTTCGAAGCGGCCTGTGAGTGCAAGGTACACAGTACCCGTCGCGCCCGTTGCCGGACCCGTGGGGATTGCGCCCGTGATGACGGTGTCGTCGGTGTACAGGTAGCCAAAGCCGGTCGTGGCCAGCGCGCTTGAAAGCGTGCCTGCCTGACCAACCGTCGAGGCCGCGAAGATGCGGTCCGCGTCGCCAGAGTCACCGATGTTGATCGTCACGGTCGGCGAGCCGTTCGTGTCGATGTCCGTCGCTTCAAGCGTCGCAGCCGTCAGGCGGAAGCCCTTGGGAACGGTGCCGAAAACGAAGGCGTCGAGGTTGGCGGCTGCCGCCGATACGCTGACTTCCCAATAGAAAGTCATGGTGTTGCCAGGATGCGCACCGACGAAAGCCTTCGGTGAGTTGGCGTACTGCTTGGAAGTGTAAGTTGCCATTGATTGTTACCTCTCATCCCGATACCTTAAGCGGCGATTCGGGAGTGTAAGATGATGGGAAGAACTTGGGTTGAGGCGGCGTATTTTGAGAAGTACGAAATCTCTAATGACGGCCTTATGCGCAACAAGCGGCCACGAAGTGACCGGCCAGAATTGCTTAAGGGGTCTTTAGATAAAGACGGCTACGTCCGCTATTCCCCATATTCAGGCGGGAAACTTTGGAACAGGCGCGCCCACAGGATCGTGTGGGAAAGCTTTGTCGGCCCCATTCCCACTGGAATGCAGATCAACCACAAAAACGGCATCAAGGGCGACAACCGCCTTGAAAACCTTGAGGTTGTTACGCCATCTCAAAACACGCTGCACGGGTTTCGCGTTTTAGGCAGAAAGCCCTGCATCAACCCAAATCCGGGCACGAAGAACGGAAACGCCAAACTCAATGACGCATCCGTTCGTGAGATCAGAACACTCATCCAAACCGGGCTTAGCGACAAAGATATCGGTGCCCGGTTTGGAGTTTCGCCCGCGTCCATTTGGTTCATCAGAACCAAGCGGACATGGACTAGTGTTGCATAAAAGACTCAGTCCGCAAGTCCGCTCACATAGCACGTGACAATTCCCTGCTGCTTCGAAGCGGACGAAGATCCGGTTCCGAAGTGCAGCTTGGCAATGCCGCGCAGTTCCTCGATGGCAACGCCTGGACGGAACTTGTAGTCGTCCGTCATGTCGGTGATCGGCATCGGTTCCTGACCCCATGCAACGCCCATGGCCTGCTGGCCGCAGAGGAAGCAAGGCTCAACAGCGATAGAGCCGTTACCAGCCGTCGCGAAGATGCTCGAAGTCGTGATGAGCGTCGAGATTTCTTCGATCTGGCGGATGATGACACCATCATAGATGAGGTCGCCGTCCTGGAAGAGCGGGTTCGAGTTCATGCCGCCTGCTTCGCGAGCGCGTGCGTCGCGATTGGCTGCAATCATCGTCGAGTCAGCCTTCAGGTCGCGGAACGAGCGCGAGCCAGCGAACATGACGAAGTACTCGCGACCGTCTTCGAGACGGAACGGGCGAATGGCCGGCGAGGCGTTCTTTGCAAGACGCTTGGCAAGGCTCACCGTGGCAGCAGTCAACTTGTCGTTGGTGCTGTCAACAGTTGCCAAGCCAGTGGCATGGGTTGCCGAGTAGTTGCTCGTGGCCGCACCAAACAGGATGCGGTCAGAGTTGGCAGCGCACCACGTGTTGTAGTTCGCAGCCGTTGCACCCGTGACCACGACGTTACCGTCAGAGTCAACGATGTCCACCGCAGGGATCGAGGACGTGGTGACCGTGGGGCCAGCCATGTACTTAATCATGTCGGCGCGCAGCGTGTCAGCCGACCACAACTTGAGCATGTCACGACCAGCGTTCAGCAGGTCG